CCGGAGGTTCGGGTGCAGGAGGTAACCACTTAAGGTTGGACCGTGAGGATTAGCCCGTAAAGGGTCTTCCAAAGCGCTACAACCGCTGGTAGTCTTTATCGACTGCCGGCAATGTGGGGACTCGAACATTGCTGGATCCCTCAACCCTAGGTACTTCACCTTCTTTTAGCGGCCCCTCACGGGTAACCGCCATTAGGCAGATGACTTCCCTTTGGAAGAGGCTCCACTGTGTTTACCTTTCCGGCGGCGATCACCGCGGGTCGGTACAACGTGATGGTTGTTAATCAGGTCAACCAGCGATTCCTCGCTGATGGGCCCTTTGGCAACGTCACGAATGTACTCGATTCCTCGGCACATCGCAGCTAGATGGTTAAGCACAGTTGCCTTGTTCGAAGCCACTACCTTGCTTTGCCTTGTAGAGATAGCTGCGTAAGGGTCGAGTACGAGGCGCACCTCGATGGATAACCATCGAGCTGGAGCCTCGCTTTCTCGGACCAAACGCACCTTCTCATACTCCTCTTGCAAGTCCCGGATATGACTCCGGAGCACTGCAAAGGGAGGCAAGGCGAGCAGTATTGATTGGCCGTCCAACCCCTCTGGAAACAAGCTCAGATACTTTACTGCTTCCATCTGGAAGTCGTAGAGTCGCTGAACTTGCTTCTTGATCGCAGATTCTAGCACTCTTGCTTTGCTCTCTATGAGTAAGACCCCGAGGGTATTAACCTTGAGGGTCCGACTCCAAGAAAAGCAACCAAGAATGCCACTAATCAGGATTTCGCCCAGTTTGACCCGTTTGAAAGCCTGGAAGCTCCTACTATCCTCTCGCGAGGGTAGCAGGTAGAATCTCCACGTCTTCTCAGCGAGTCGGCTTGCGGCCGAAACGCCTAGAATAGTGAAGAACTCTGCGAACAAGGCCCGGGAAGCCAAGTGAAGAGACCGGGATAACCAGCGCGTCTCAAGTTCTCTAAACCAGACTGCCACGCCGTAGAAAGAAACGTAAGCGATGGACTTCGTTAGAAGCCCACCCTTTACGTCCTTCCGAAAGCGTACAGCCTCGAATAGGGAACCGAAGGGCGCGCCGGTTACTTCCGTTCCCTTGTGTATCCACCTCTTAGCAAATTCATACGTGTCTTGCGACTCGTGTGTCTTTGGTTCAGAGACATCAACACCAATCTCCAAAAGGATTGCCCGGTACTCCCGAACGACGTCAACGTCTGTCAAGACGATGTCATCGCCAAGGAGTGCGTAGCGACTCCAAGTGATGGGTTTCCCCGCACGAAGAGCAGCTACCCGGACAATTACATGGTGCGCAACTGCAAACATCGCCCAAGAGCTATAGGCTCCCATTGGTTGCCCAACGGCGTATCTTACGACACGCCCTACGGGCCCCCATGAGAGAAAATAGTCTCGGTCGAGTAACAGTGCACGCCATGCGGCCGCAAATTCAGGAGAGACGAGGAGACCAAGGATCAGTACCTGTATCTCTACAGGAAACCGATCAGTGGCCGCACTCAAATCTAATGAATAATACGGTCCCTTTCGGGGAAGGTGGGTTCGGAAGCTACCTTGATCAAAGGTACAGTCTCCCGGAATGCTCCGCAGCAGAGCCATCAGGCTCCTATGCAGAGGATAAAGGACAGACTGTGTCCAATAATCAAGTATAGCCACGATTCGACACTTAGCCTCTTTATCTTTGATTAGTGACAGTTTACCTTGTCGACCTTTGGGCAGGAGCTTTCGCTCCTTTCCTTTGATCTTCAAAGTAAGTGCCGCTAACCAGGATATTGGGCTCAGATAGGATCGGATGGTTTGAATCAATTGAACGACAGCACCGCCCCCTAAGATCTGCAGGTAACTAATCTGCAAATCCGTAAGGAGGTGCGCGTCCTCGATTGATCCTACCAGGGCTTGCGCATTGGGGCCGGCTTTGGTTGAGATATGGCACTCAGTCCATACGGGCTGAGGAACTCTCCAACCTAAATACCTCACGACACGGAGAAGGTCGTCTCGCATTCGCGAAGACAATTGACCTTTCCCCGGGTCTGTGATAGTAGATAGGTCGGGAAGTTTAGTACCAGGCAGGATGCGAGACACTCCTAGGAGCGTCAACGCAAACCTGATCTGGGCACTACCACCATCTCGAACATACTTGACTAGAGGGACCCCTTTCGGGAGTCCATCGACATCAAGTGTGATCCCAAAGCCTGGTGAGTCCTTTAACGGCGATCCACACAGGAAACGAGTGCAACACAATCGTAGGGCTTTCACCCAACCGATCGTGTCGACCGTTCCGCGTGTTTCACACCGTTTAAGGACGACACCTACCCAATGTCGAACTAATCCCTCATCATACTCCAACTTAAGGAATACCTTGTTCAGAAACCTTACGGTTATCTGAAATAGGGTTAACTTGAGTTTGAGCATGAGAGAATTTTGATGCTCACTCTGGACTTGAGGTGAATCCCAAGGACCAGCCTAGAGCTCGGGGGACGGCCTCCAGCCTTGCGGCAGGAGAGTTCCTCGAAGTGAATGGTTGGCTTCACTTGAGTACTGACTCCCTCACGGGAG